GGGGGGACCCTCCGAGGAGGGCGTCCTGATGGACGGAAGACGTCGAGCGTCTTCTCACAACACCTGATCAAAATTCAGGTTATTATTAGTTGCAGTTAAGGGGTTATTATTTTTCGTCAAGACCCATAGTCATGACAGTAGCGAGAGCGTTGGAGCCCTTGATGCCGGACGTGATGTCCTCGGCTTCTTGCGTGCTGATCACACCCAAGAGTTGCAGAAGCACCAGACCGGACCACACTTCCATGCGAATTTGGTGCGGAACGACGTACAGACCCTTCATAGCGTCGATGGCACCCTTGTTGCGCAGCTCGTTCGCCAGACCAGAGTTGATCAAGCGAGCCATGGTTTGACCCACAGGAGAGCGGCCAATCGCACGCAGCCGTTGGACGAGCATCACACCCGAGGAGAGCAGTCGACCATCGAGAGCCGCGAGTGCGGCTGTATCTTTAGTCTTCTTCTTCAGGGCGGTCAGCTCAGCGTCGGTTGCCGTGTACCACGAGACCCACATCTCGGCGATCGCGCGCGCGGACGCCGGGATCATGAAACGGAGGCTCTCACGACGGTAACCGAGGGAGAGGATGGCCACTTCGTCAAGCCGCACAGCGAGCTTCTTGTTCGCGATGGTGGTAGTGAAAGTATCTTCAAACTTCACCTTCGTGGACGTGTCAGCCCAGTTCCACACATGCAGCGAGCGCTCATGGTCACGCAACGGCAGAGCCGGCGGGGTGACAGTGAGCGTCGGAGTGATGTCGGGACCGTACGCGATACGTTCCAGCGGCTCGCTCGTCTCGAGACGACCGCCCAACAGACCAGTAGGACCGAGGGGGATCTTCGAAGAGGTGGACATCTCCCAGAAGATGGCAACGTTGTTGCCACCGTCAGGGTTCGCTTCCACGGTGATCGAGCCGACAGACAGCATACCACCGCTTTGAACAGCGGTGGCAAGCAGCATGACGTAGTACGAGTGCAGCAGCGCCTCGCCACGACGGACAGCAGCGCGCTCGGTGTCGGAACCCATGCCTTCAGAGTCCGAGATAGCGTGACGAACGGCCGCAAGGGAGTCCGCGTCGGGGACGAACTCTTCTGCTGAACGCATTGCACGCATCAACGCCGACGTGGTGACACCCAGAGGTGTCGGGATGGCGGAGACTGACGGAAGAGCCAGCAGCACCTGGGTACCATCAGCCTTCACATCATACGCACCAGGAACGGCCGCGGTCAACGCGGTGAGATGGCGCTCGATGAAACCATCGACCGAGAACGTCTCGGCGATAGGCCCAAGGGCAGAGCTCAGTGCATCCGATACGGAGAGCTCTTCCATCAAGAAGCGGCCGAAACCAGTGCGGCTATTCTTGATGGGTACGAACGCGGTCGCAGAACGGGAGAAGTTCCACGACTCGTACACAGCCAGGTGAGACTTCGTCGCGTCGTATTCCGACACGCTACGCACGCCGATGTGACCCACAGCTGTGGGAAGTGTGCGCGCCTCATAAGGAGAGATACGCTCCACAGCCTCAATGAAGAGAGGAATGATCTCTTTCTTCATGATCAGCTCGTCGTACTTAGATCCGATAAACGAACCGTTTGTAGCGACGCGGCGTTGGTACGCAGCGAACATCGCCAAGTTCGACAGCAGAGACGAGAAGCCATCCGAAGCCTGGATGCTCGATGGAGCGACTAGCTCGGCTGGGGTGCTCGGATCCCAGACGGTCCCCAGAAGATAGAAGACGGAGTCCGCTACGTCGATGGGGTTGTAAGAGCCACGCGCGCGGTCCGACGCACGGGTGGCAGCAGCGGCCAGCTCATTAGCGATGAAAGAGGGCGAGATCGCTGCCTTCTTCTGCATCTGAGACTTCACCAGACCGAGATCGGCGGTAGCGAGCGACTCGAGGACGCGGGTCAGGGTCGCACCGCGAACAGCGTCGACGTAGGCGTTGTAGTCGGGGAACGGAAGCATCCGGCTCACGCGATACGTGAGAGGAGTGCCGGGCACGATCAGGCCGATTTGCGACAACATCGAGATGGCGTAATCCGCCTCGAGTGCGCCGAACATCTCGAGGTGAACGCTGGCGATGCCTTGGTTGCGGATCTCGTCAAAAAGACGCTCGCGTACAGCCTCTGCTGGCATACGGCCCATACGCTCAGGGCTGGTCGCGCGGTCATTCGACTGACCAACCACGAATGCAACCAGATTGCGCCAGATGATGGCATTGGTCGACACGGCGTGGTGGAATTGCAGGAACTCCGTCACCAGGGCGCCAAAATCAGACACACGGTGAGAGGACATGGAGTAGTGCATCAGCACACGCGACACCAGGCGCGGGTCGATGACACCTTTGCCCAGTGAGTAGAAGAACTCGCCCTCGTGCGACGACATGTGAACGACGTTGAACGAGCTAGGACGCGTCGCAGATGCAGTCAGGATAGAAGTACCTGGGAGGCACCCAACCAGAGACGCCTGAGTCAGACGTGGCATTGCAGTGTGGAGTTTGCGCAGCGGAAAAGTCAACATAAACAGCTCCTAATTAGAGAGAGATACGGGCGCCACGACGAGGACGGTTGTCATTCTCGTCGTCAGGATCGATGTTGTTGGATTCCAGACGGATGCGGGCGCTCGGTCCGGACGGCTCGTCAAGCTGGGTGTGGCGAGGTTCATGGTACTCGACGGGAGAATCATTCCGCGGAGCAGGTTCGCCCGAGAAAATCCGGCCAGTGCCCGAACGAATAGTTTGCGATACGACGGCCGCGTTGTTGACGACAGTCATCCCTGCGACCGAGGCAGCGATGTTGTTGTACACCAACGAGACTTTGTCGTCGCTCGACATTGGGTTGATCGCGGCGACCAACAACACACCGAGCTCCGCGCAAATGTTGTTGAGCGAAGTGAGGGCAGCATACAGAGCGACAGATACACCACCAGGACCTGCCGCACCTGTAATCCCGAATACCAGGTTACGGAAGCTATCGATCACCACGCGATAGTCGGCAGTGGCGAGAAGCAGAGCGACAGCCAACATCTCGGTGAGGTCAGCAACCGCGATGGACGACTCCTCCATGTCGAAAGTCTCACCGGGCTCACCCCAGCGAATGGTGACATCGGGAGTCTGCGCGTTGAGCCACTTGGACTTACCAGCGCCCGTTCCACCGACAACCACATGCAGTCCAGACAGGTGGTTGCGAACCTGCCAGTTGTGGACCGAAGACAGACTGGCGACCGGGCGAACGGACAGCAGAGGGGTCGCACGCAAAACGTTGTTTTGCTGAGGAACGAACACAACTGCACGGATGAGCTCGCGATTTGCCACAAACCAGGTGCTTGGGTCGTCGGATGCGACGAGCGCCGCGGCCAGGGTGGACAGGGCGTCCTTGTCGACGACCAGTGGAATGGAGCCAACAGCGAAGAGGATCTCGCTTGGAAGCGCGGTCATCCCGCCGTCGCGAAGCGACTTCTTAACCGCGGCGGCGTTGGTGCTCGAACCTTCGACAACAGCAGGTGCGGCTACCTTCGGGACGGCTGCCGGCTTGGCATCGGCAGGTTTATCGGCGCGTGGCTTACGGGCCGGGCGTGCTGGTTTGGATGGAACTTTCTTTTCGTCAGTCATCTGACATCCCTCGTAACGGAGTTAAAGAACGATTCGGTTAGTGAACGCTCGAGTCCAGAAGACACGAGCTCAACGACAGCAGGGTTGATCTCCAAGATGTCGAATTTCCACCACATCTTGCTTGGGTCAGCTAGCACCTCGTGGTCGATAGGTGACAGAGCACCGAGCGACTCGAACGACGAGCGGCGGCGAATCCAATCAGCTAACGCAGCTTTGTCCTCAGCCAGGATATCCTGTCGGAAGGCGCGGTAGGAGTAACCCAACATGTCATGGTGCACCTCTTCAATCACATCGTTGATGTCATCAAAGTGAGGCGCGGAGCCAAACACCGTAGGAGCTGCCTCAACGGCAAGACCAGCGAACGGCCGTGCACGTTTCTCGCGACTAGGTTGCTTGGAGTCGACGCTGTATTCGGGACAGAACATGTTCACGACGTACGAGATGACGTTCCCAGTGAAGCGGGCGTCGGCAAGATCACCAGTATGGTCATACGTCAGGATGTCGCCAAGGAAGGCGCCACCATGCTCGTACGAGATGATCATGTACGGAGAGAGGGTCTTGTCCCCTTCTTGCATCTTGTCCAGCAGTTTACGCGCAGCGGCGGAGGATGGGCCACGCTTCCAACCGAGCAGCGCATCGTCACTCTTTGACATCTGGAGGATCTCTTCGTTCCCACGAAGATACGAGTCCATCCAGGTGCAGGCGGAGGGCAGATCCCGTACCGAGGCCCAGAGGTGAGGGGCGGTGTGGTCCAGCTGCATGATAGTGTAGCAAGGAACCATCAGCAGTGAGCCCATGAGATCGGTGATCCCGATACCGGAGGGAAGACCAACATTCATCTGCGGGTTTTCCCAATCCCCGAAGAGAACGTGACCGATATCAGGTCCTGGCGCCGACACGTACACAGGGAGACGCATCGTGGTGCGAAGGATCTCGATCCACCAGTCAGCGAAGCCCATCTCAGCCAGCTCGTCGCAGATGAGGTCGAGAAGCCAGCCCGGCCAGAAGGTATCATGGTCGGAGACGTCCGTGGCTATCGCAAAGTTCCAGTCCGACACCTTCTCTTGCTTCTGCGAGCGAGTAGTATGGTGCAGCGTGTAGGCGTACTCGTGGTATACCCGCGCGCGGACAGACTGAGCGATGACCATGATGGGCGCGTTCGAGGTGAACGGGCACGCCATCGCGGTACGACGCCGGGTGGCGAAGAAGCCCTCTGGAACGTAGTAGCCGGCATCGCGGAGACGTGAGGGATCCTTCGATGCCTCGATCATCTTGCCCTTATGACCGCCGGAGACAGCGTACTCCTCGGTGGCAACCTGACGAACCTTAGCGACGAAGTCGCCAGCCTCGTCGACTGTCACAGCGTCAGACATCTGCTCACGGTAGACTACGTAGTAGCAACCACCAAAGTCGTAGAGCAGAAAGGCCTCGCGGTAAGCGCCCTTCAGATACAACTTACCAGCAGCTTCAGCGTTCGCTAATGCCCGCGTGGCAGTCATTACTTTAGCTGACATCGTCTTCTGGAAATCAGGACACCCAGTCGACGAGCCACGGGCTATTTTCAGCCCTTGATTCTCCAAAGAGGAGAAGAAGAGACGAATGGTGGCTCGGAAGATCAACTCATGTTGCTTGTTGATCGGACCGTCAGCCAGACCAGCGTCGTTCCGTTTCTTGGTGTTGTCCGTCAACGGGAACGTTGCCGGGATCATTGGGAGCCCGGGAACGTGGCGGAGACCCAAGAAGTTTGCGCGGATAGCGTTCGGGCCGACACGACCCAGCTTGTCTGTTGAGGCCGGGAAGCGGTCGGTCAGCTTGGTTGAAAGCCGATCCATGACGCGGAGGTTTGATTCGTCCCACGACATTCTGTCACGCATGGTCTCGATAGGACCTTCGCGGAACGGCGCCTCTCGGTTGCGCTTTGCAGCGCTGTTGTTGTTGTTGGCGCGGAAGAGTGCGTCAACATGAGCGTCGCTCCCATCAAAGACAGGGGCACCGCCCTCATAGCCCAGTTTGCGCTTCCATGGCGCACGAGGCTTACCGGTCGACCGAGCAGAGACGGTGTGACCGAGCTCTACATCCAAATCGACATGTTCGGAATGGTGAGCGTCCTGCTCATCCTCTCCGAAGCGGGAAGTCATACTTCAGCGCCTGTGATTGGGGCATCGTCATCGTCCTCGGCTGGAGCAGCAGGGGTACGAGAGAGAAACCCACGGCCGGTCGCGGGGGCCGCGCCGACGATTTGAGCGCCGCGTGCCTCAGCCTGGGCAGGCGTATGGCTCAAGAAACCCGACTTGAGCAGTTGAGACTCGAGGTCGGAGTAGGGCACAGAATGAAGATGCGCAGCGAGCATGTTCCACTCAGAGCTGTAGAAACAGCCCGGCACCGCGGTGATGACCGTGGGAACATCCTGAAGCAGGGAGGACATGAACCGCTGGAGAAGAGCGAGCTCTTCGGTGGTGATCGACGCGATGACGATAGCACCGGTAGCCACGTGTGGCCACAATTTGTAGAGCTTATCTACCTCGACGAAGGTAGCGCCAGACCGGTCGATGGTGTCCAGCACAGCTGGTTTCGAGTCGGTAAACGGAGGGATCAGTTTAAGCATGTGAATCTCCAATCGTAAATGAACATACAGGGTCGAATACCTGGTGGTAACGAACCTTACAGCGGGCGGAGATTTCGCGCAAGCCGGGCAAAGTGGGTACAGAGCCTTGGGCAGAAAGCGCGGACGTGCGTCGCGAGACAAGCCGTCACCTTGTGGGTCTGAGACCCACCTTCCGCTATCACCTGAGGTGATAGCTAGCTAACCGCGCTCCAACGCGGGGAAGGATAAAAGCTTAATATAAAGTTTTTATC